GGTTCATTTTCTATCACGTTTCCTGGCAGAAAATTTTTTTCCAAAACTATGCCATGCACCGCTGACGCGCAATGCGAAGTGACTCAGGGGTAGATTCTGCATAGTACATGGATGTTACCGCCGGCGAAGCGTGCCCCATGATTTCCTGAATAAGGCCAATATCAGCGCCGCGGTTCTTCAACTCCATTCCAAGGGTTTTGCGGAACTTATGCGGATATGCCCTGCCTTTAATTTCAGAACGCTTTTTCAAGTCTTTCAGAATAGTCCGAATTCCGCCTGCTTTCAGCTGCCCATGCGCCCCGCGGCTATGAACGAACAGATACGGTACGTTGTCTGCTCTGGAATCCAGATATTTTCTCAAATAATGCCGCGCATCGTCATCTAACCAGATAGTCCGGTACTTATCACTCTTTTCACTCTGAATCACGATATCTCCGGTCTGCCAGTCAATCATATCTGTGGTAATGGCCGTGATCTCATTCACACGCGCTCCGGTACTGCGCAGCACTTCCACCAGGGCGCGGTCTCTCGTTGTCTGACAGGCATCCCGCAGCTTTGCCATATCATCCCGCTTAAAATAGTCAATCGGCTTCCGAACAACCTTGCGGCGCTCAGTAACTTCCACCGGGTTGTCCGTCCGCAACCGATTCTTGCGCATCCAGGAGAAGAATGCGGACAAGTAAAGTCTCTCGTTATTGATGGTGCTATTCTGATTGCGCTTGCCGGTAATGCTCATGTTTCGGTTCTCATACCACTGCAGATAATTGTAGATGTCCATATCATCAATTCTCGTCAGTGCTTTCCCGGTCATGGTTGCGATTTGACCGACCGCCCGAAGGTAATTGTCGATCGTAGCTGGTTTGAGGTTCCGTTTCTTGTACTTGAACAACTCCACAATCTGACGGTTCTGCTCTTCCACGCTGTTTCTGACATCCACTGGCAGCAAATTCACTTCTTCCATACTAACGGCGGCAAACTCCTTTGCCAGAACAGTTTCCAGAATTGCCAGCACATCCATCGGCAAATGCTCTTTCATTGCAATCAAAATTCTATCTCTAACCTTAACTTTTGTATCCTGTCCACCCATGTTATCTTCTCCCTTCGCTCCTTATCAAGAACTTACGTTCGGTTGAAAGGTTTTTTATATGCCGGGTGTTACCCCGGCACAAAATTTTTGTTATTCAGTTACTTCAAATCAACCGTAAAATCATCTACGATTGTCCCCTCTGGAATGTAAATTTTATAGTAGTTGGCATCACTGGTAAACCACAGCCAACCACGATGCTTTTCATACCACTCCACCCTATAATCTCCATCAGAATAATATAATACGGCACTATCAGACCTCACCTTATTTGCCACAAATCCTCCGCCATCAACTTTTACCATATACTGATACCAGAGATCTTCATCAATGTATCCTCGCCGCATGTAAACAGTTCCATTTATCATATTGCTGTCACCTAATGCAACAATATGCTCCACTGCGTATGGCTTATCTGATATGGTCCATTCGGCTCTATCTTTTCGGTACTCGCCATAGAAAAACAAAATCATTAAGCCCAACCAGATAATTAGTAGAGCAATTCTTCTCTTGTCCTGCGCTGATGTATCCTTATTGGAGTACATTTCATCAACTGGCTCAAATAGAATTAGAATCTCATAAAGCGTTAAAACGGCCATAGCTGCAATATGAATTAAGATCAGTACATTTGCGCTCGTCATAACATTACCTCAAATCATCAATAGAAAACACCAGACCCTCACAATAGATATCCTGTTGCTCATAAATATCAAACCGCTCGCACGGAATGTCCGTCTCATAAGTCCAGGTTGCCTGAATTCCATTACGGTTCGTTCCGTCACACCACTTGGCATCAATCCAGTTGGCACGTTCCTCGCCCTCCTGATCTACGCCATCACAATCAAAATATACTCGGCCACCATCAAAACATCCACCCTCATCTCGGAATGCTCCTGCAAACTCCATCAGATCATCTGAAGCACCTGTCACCATAACAAGGCCGCTCTGCTTTGCATCTTCCAACACATCCTCAAAACTATCTCCATACTGTCTTCCATTCAGCTTCTCAGCCAGTTCTTTCTTTGTCATATCGAATCTCCTCAATCAATTTTTTCTAAGTTTAAATAGCACATAATTCCGCAGTCCGGAAATATCTCCGTGTTCATGTTCCCGCGGTCTGGATCCAGTTCATCCAAATACACCGGTTGCCCTTTGCTATCCTTCAAAATTGCATGGCCCACCTGACGCTCCAATCTTGCCCGGCTCTCAAAAACCTCTGGGAAATCCTTGCGAATCCGGTTCCAATAACCCATGCCGCCTTTGACGCACCCGATGCAATTATTATTCGGATATCCAAGATCATACATGGTCGGTCTTTCAAAAGAAAATGTTCGTTCAAATAATCCATGCACATCTTCTTTAGAAAGAGCTTTTTCAATCAAAGGGAATTCATGGGCTGCCTGCGGATTTTCTCCCACCAATATGTCAGCCCTGTTTTGTTCTTCCCGGTCAAATCCCCAGACATAAGTCAGTTCGCAATCCTTATGTTCCATTTCCCATTGTTTTCGCACTCGCTTTTTCAGCCAGTTCGTACATGGGGCAAACCCGTTTCGATTATTTTTGAAACCACCAAAAGCCCTCACACAATCCTCAACACAGCTATATTCCTGCGACCGTAGAACCTGTATCTTCTGTCCGATTGCCGCCTCGCAATCCTTAATAAATCTCATGCTATCTGGATGCTGGTCCTTAATGTCTATGTAAATCCACGCATCGACATTTCCTGCTAAGTATCCTGCCATAAAGCTGCTTACTCCTGCGCTGATCCAGCACACCTTCTTTTTCGTCATAACACCACGCTACAAATGCTGTATCGTGGATCACCATTCGTTTGCCCTCAGATTGCAGCCATGTCGTTTCCGGCACAGCTCTTTTCGGCCACGGTGTTGAATTTTTCGGTACGCCACCGCCGTTCACTGCGCACCAACCCGGTTTACCGGGCATTCGTTATTCCTTTCTTCTAATCATTGATTTCATAGTTTCCTCACATTGATTCAAGTAAAACCGTTACCAAGTCAAGTTCCCCATTTTCTTCGATAAATGCTACAGCAAGGAAGCCATTCTCATATCCAGGAGAATCAAAGCCATCTTCCTTGTCTATTCCAAATTTCACTTGCTTATCAGTCAGCATCTTCGTAAGTTCATCTTCCATTGAACAGTAGTTCCCATCCTCGTCTTCGCGGGACTCGGAATAATACTCACCATCTTCCCGATAATACTTTTCAATGCACTGCTCAATAAGTTCTCTAATCATAAAATTTTCTCCATCTTTATTCTTTGCACATCACACTGCCGCCAACATTAATATTTCCGCCAACATCACCGCACGCAACCGAACCAGTAGCATCAATATCACCAGTGACATCACCACAGGTAACTGAACCACGGGCATCAATATAGCCAGTGATTGCCTTTTACACTGCAACTTCCACCGCATTTAATATCCCAGGCATTGCCATGTACCTCTACGTTTCCGTTGCATTCCACTCCATTAACATCACCATCAATAATGATATTGATATCTCCAACACATTCCTGAATAACCTGCCCATCAACAAAAACCTTACCATTGTTAATGTGTACCCTGTTTCCAGTGCAAGGAATGGTCTTTCCGTTAATCGTTATCTTGTTCATACTGCTTTCTCCATTCTCTGATTGTTCATCAGCTTTTCAGAAATCATTACCAAACAACGAAAGTTGCTCATACCCTGGAGCCTTCACAAAGTCTACCGGAAGGCAGATTCCATACTGTTCGCAGATGATCTTTGCCATCTCAGCTGATTTATATGGAGCACTGCCCTGTTTATCCATCCTACTTGCCAGCGCCTGGATCAGCTTTGCAACCTCTCCCGGATGTTCCGTGAGCAAACGCTGCGGTTCATCCTCCATTTCGTGAAAACGGTTGATATAGCGAGCTGTAAACTCTACCCCCTTCTGACCAGTCATCTTGTGGGCGATAAATTCGCACCCCTTCTTCGTAACAAGAAAACACGGAAGCGTTTTGTTCTGATCGGTAACGTATGTAGATTCCTTAAAGAAATCGGTAAAGCCAATTTTGGCTTCTCCTAACTGCTCCGTATATTTACGAATATCACGCAACAACTTCGCATGTTCTTTTCCGCACCACTCTGCGGCTTCCATCGATGTGATGGTGGTTCTAGTTAATTCATTCACATTATTCACCTCTTTCAGTGCTTGTACTTGTCTTTCGGAAATACATTTTCCAGCTCCACTCCATACCCTTCCATGATATCTTCCAGGGCGAAATAAACACAATCATCCTGGATTTTGGCATGAATTCCCCCTTCGTCAAATACTTCTGAACCAAAAATCTCCTTAAATCGTTCCATGAAATCTTTAAAAAACAGAAGATTGACCCAGACACAAAATTCTTCGCCACAGATCCACCCAAATTCATCAACCCATGAAATATCTGGATCATCTTCATCTGGCTGCATTATCAACTTGTACAATTCCAATTCGTAGTTTTTCTTCATACACACCTCTTCAATTTTCTCTTCGCTGAATGCTTCATTCCTGTTTTCTGCCATTATTGCATCTAAGCGTTCATACTCGGCTTTCTGTGCCTTGCTCCACTCGGGAGTTTCCCGCAACTTCTGCGATGCCACCCAACCTTTATGACAAAAAGGCTGTCCATCCTCTGTACATCCTCCGTAAGTCTGCTTGACAATCCATCCCTCATCTTCCAATATGGATACAAGCGCATCCGTATCTTTATCTGTCAGAAGTAAATAGTGCTTAATCTCCTTCTTTGTGGTTGGAATCCAGCATCCATACCCACAATACACGCCATGATTAATAAAAAGTTCTTTGCCATCCCGCAAGAGATTTCGCATATGACCTGACTCTGGATTGTAGATATAAATTTCTTCTTGCCGCCCCAACAGACATACCCCTGCAATCGTGAGATGATACATAGCATTCTTTCTGGCAAGATTGGTTTCTACCATCGCATTCCACATTGGACTATCTCCATCCCCAGTATCGTAATGGTTACGATACGGCTTATAAAAAATTCGTCCGGCTCTCTTATAAGGTCTTTTGTAATCCAAGCCAATACAATGCTCCATGTTCGCAAAAAGAATGTCAGGAAGCTTTCCTTTTGCCTTATGTCCAGACATAACCGTATCCACTATGTCCTTTAAGACATCTATCCACATTTCTTTGCTTAAACTCATAGGTCCTCCCAATCTAACCGATTAATCTTTGCTGTACGGCTTACCACAAAATGGGCAATATGAAACAAGCATTTTCTTACCATTAAATGACTTTCCATTTTCGTCTATTCCCAAAAATCCAACGGCAATTCTTCCAGAAATAACATCTCTATCTAAAAAAACTGCTTTATAACCAAATTTCTCAACCAAACCTTTTTCTTTTTCCGCAATGCAATTACACACTGTTTGCACCTCCAAACCTTAAATAAACTCCGTAATATCATAGATTTTTGATATATCCAGCAATACCTCTCGCATCTCTGCCTTAGACCAAAGCTGCCGATAAAGCATAGCCATGATGCCGTCAAATGTTTCAACACCGAACTGCAGGTTATCATACATTATTTCATCAAACGCCCCATCATCTGTGTAGAACTCCGGCGGCATAAGTGGATATTCAAGCATACGCTCATCTTCATCGTACTCGTAAACACCAGCAAATAATCCGTCTGCATTTTTCGTGACA